GCTTTTAGTAGTGGGTCAGATATACTATTAGTATCAATAACAGTTTCTCTTTTTGATTTTCTATTAAATATTCCCATCTTTTCACCTCCTTCCTAAATGGTTTGTGCTATAAATCCTGTTTCAAATATTATGTCTTGTTGCATTAGATATACTGCATTAATCAATGACATAACCATATCAACCTTTCCACTTGATTTCTTCTTTGTAATGTACTTATTCAAGTTAGTATCATAAGTACACTTTGCATTTTCAAAGTTAATCTCTAAAAGTTGATTTTCATTATAGCAAAACTCTTTATTCAGTATCTTTTCATACAATAACTTTGTTGGTGGATGCAATGTATCACTATGTTGCCTTATTTCAACTACTGTGTACTTTTCTGCCCATTTTTGTGCTGATGATAAAGCATTATATCTGTCATAACCTAAACTTACTATCTTACATCCATATTTTTCTTCTAGGCTAAACACAAAATCTTCTATTGTCTTATAGGAAACTGTTAAATCTCCACAAGGAATACATTTACCATCTTTTATGTATCTCCTATAATCTATCTTTTCAAATTTATTCTTTTCATCTATTCTTCCATCTGGAATAAATGCAAAACTATCTGCATAGATTCTACCATCTTCTTCATAGCATATAGAAACTGCACAGTTATCATTTGTCATTGCTAGGTCAACTCCTACATATATCTGTTTTCCTGCAAAACTTATTTCTTCTTCTTTCTTACATTCCTTAACTGCACTAATTGGAACAAAACTTTCTGTTCCTAAACCTTGATAAATAATATTGCAATGCTTACACAAGAAATTTTCTCTTGCACTTTCAACTTCTATTGCTCTTGTTCTTTTATCTATCAAGTCATTCCATATTTCTTCAACTTCTACTGCTAATGGATTACCTTGCTTTAATATTTCATCATTTGTGGTCCAGTTCTTTGTATCATCTGGCTCATATAATAATGCAAATACTTTTTCATCTTCTATCTTTCCATCCAGTATCTTTTTTGCATACAATACTTCATCTTCTAATGGATTATCAAATGTTGGGTACTTTGTGCTGATGATACAACCTAACTTATTTAAAATAGTTAATTGTCCAGACCTCATTGCTTCTATTGGGTAACTGGTAGGCAATGCACCAACTTCATCTGCACAGAATACTGATGGCAACTTACCATCTAGCCTACTTGTACTATATGATAGTGGAACATAATCACTATCAGTTGCATAACAAAATATATCATCCCTTCTTATATTAAATTTCTTATATGGTCCTTCTAATGGCAATACTGCTGGATTAAATTTTATTATTTCTTCTATTGCTCCTTTTATCTCCCTTGATAAAGAACCATCTGGAGCAACTGAATAGAACTTACTAAATTTCGGTTCTAAAAAAAATAGCAAAACAAATATTAATCCAATAATAAATGTCTTACCATTCTTTCTGCATATTTCTAACAATACTGTTTCATATCTTCTTTTATTCATATCTGATTTATGGACCACACATAGAGTTGCTACTATCAATAACCATTGAAAACCTGCAAGACTTTCATAAATAGTTTGATTTACTTTTAATCCTTTAGGCATCTTTAATATTTTTAATAACTTATCTATCTTTTCTAATCTGGCAGTATCTATTACATACTTTTCAGATTTTCCATCACATATTTTTTTTATTTCTTTACATTGCTTCTTAACATATTTAGGTACTGGCTTCTCCCCTTTTACTGCCTGTACTACATATTCATAACTTGGATGTTGCTTAATCATTTATAAAAGATAATGGATCATCTTCTTTCTTATTCATATTTGCAAGACTTATCTTTGCTCTGCTTTGGGGACTTAAGCATAACTCTTGACAACATTTAAAGAAATCTGCACTATATTGTCTTTTACAAGACATAAAACTATTATTCATCAAGTAACTTTCATCTTCATTAATCAATTCTTCCAGTTTATTTAATCTATCTATACATATTGATGCTTGACTTAAAACAAATACATCTAGGTTGCCTAGTATATTACTTTCTTTAAGTTCATCTATAATAAAATAGAACAGTTCTACCTGTTCCTCTGTTAAATAATCTGGAGCAATTAATTTATCTCCACTTCCTTTTAAGACTTCTTCTGTCTTTTCTCTTTCTGATATTTCATCTTTGGTTAAGTGTTTACTTGTTACTGATACTGATTTTGCAGTTCTTCCCATTATCATTCTCCTTTCCAATTTCTTTTTTAGGGAATTTTGTGTATAAAGAAGTGTTGGTGTGGGTGTGGTATCAACTACACCATTTTCATCTTTTGGGTAGGGGGGATGCTACTTCAACATCTTGTATATTTCTTCCCATATTTCTTCTTTATGTTTTGATATTATTATTAATAAGTTTAATATTATAAATGAAATTATTAATATTATTATTTCTATTATCATATCTATATATCATTTCCTTTATCTTTGCTTTATGGTTTTAAAATTATTTTTTTATTATTGTTATTGTTATTATGGTTTGTAATATATCGAGTACACCGAGTTAATCATATATATCGCATATATATTCTCGTATTATACTCGTTCTCCGTACACGCCCTCCGTATCTCGTAATACAGGCTCGTATATTATCTTGTTATTAGTCTTTTTAAATAATCGGCTTTAATAGTTCCATCTTCTGCTTCTTTATGATGCCTATCGCATAATGTAATTAAATTATCATTCTCTAATCTTAATGAATAATCAATTTCTAATGGTACAATATGATGAACTGATAAATCTTCATAATTGTACTTTATTTCTCCATTGGTTATTTTATCTCTACATATTCTACATAGATACAGATCCCTTTTCTTTATTTCTTCCCTTTTCAGTTGCCATATATATGAACTTCTGAATTTATCTTTTTCTTTATACTTTAACTTATAATTCTTCTTTGGTTTTCTGGAACAAGTTATTCCTACTTCGTGTATTAATCCACAATACTTACAACTTTTTTTCATCATCATTTAAACCTTATCTCATTTTTATCATTGAGAATTTCCTTTATAATTTTAAAACTATCATTTTCTCCATTTAATGCTTTCTGTATCTGCTTAACTAACAAGGCTTGTTGAACTGTGATGTTCTTCTTACCTATACCATCTAAAAATGTAATATCTTCTAAATCTTCATCTTTTAATGGTAAATTCATTAGTTCTTCCAGAGTTTCTCGCATTAATTTTTTCTGCCTTCTTACTTCTCCACTTTTAATTCCACCATTCCTACCCCTTATTCTTGCTTCTTCCTTGCTTTGAACAGGCTTTAGATTATTAGTATTACCAGAAATAGAACATCACCTCCTTCATAAAAAAAGGACCTTATAGGTCCTTTAATCTTCTATTATGTTTACTTGTTGTGGATTGGCTTCTTTGCCTTGTTTGAATTGTTGGAATTTTGCCCATTCCCTGTCATTACATTTCCCTTGACTTCTTGCCATTGTATAGTATGGTTCCCAACTTGCGTCATCAAATAATCCTACTTGATGTGGTGTTAATGCTCTTTGTTCTGATATTGTCATATCTAAATCTGTCTTTCCATTTATCTTTCCTTTCAATGTATGAACATCAAACACCCAATCTGGTATATCTCCTTTTAATTCTACTTTTGAAATATCTATGTGTTCTATTTCATCTTCATCTAGTATTTTATCTGGTAGCATAAAGTTACAAGCAACATAACAAGCATCCCTATTCTTTCTTGCCATACATAACAGAACTATTGCTTTGGCTACAAATAATGGGTCTTTGTTATAACCTTTCTTTCCTTTGTTTACTTCATCATCTGCTAACTTTAATGCTATTATTTCTTTTGTTATTATTCCATAACAATCTTCTGCTGATATTACAACCAATCGTTTCCATAAGTAAGTATGGAAGTTACCAAATAATTGGTAACCTGCATAACTTGCTCTTTCTACATCATTTCTTCTTATTGCTTTTTGTAACATTGATGCCATATCATACATATTGTGTCCATTCTTGGTTATTAATTCATAAGCCATATTGCATTTCTCCTTTTTTATTAACAATAATTTCTATCTACTAATACTCCTTTATCTGTTTCATATATTTGATTATCTTCTTCTGCCATTGCTTCATAATCTATTGTAATGTAATTTGATAACCAACCATTTTTCATAAAACTTAAATCATAACATTCTCTAACATAATATTGTTCATATTCTTCAGCAGTATAACCTTTATAGAAATAAACATCATCATCTTCCATTACTTCCATAATGTGTTGCAAGTTATCTCCCATATAATCTCTTTCAATTACTGCTTCTAACTTGTCATAATCTCCTTTAGTTACATCTTCTAATTCTTGGACCATTTCATTCAATTCTTCTAGATTTGAATATTCACTACATTTCAATCCAACATCACTTTCATAATCTGTAATGAAATATTCTTCATATTGTTCATTTAAACCTATCTTTTTGAAACATTCTTGAATTTCTTCTTCTGTTGCAGGTAACTTCAACCATTCAAAGATTAAATAACCTTCATTGTATCTTCCTAAATTAGTAACTGCTACATTTAATAGTTCCATAACTAACACTCCCTTACTAAACCACTATTTACTGGTCTAATTCCTATGTGTCCAAATTCTGAACAATATTCATCATCTATGTTCTTTACATATACAAATGGGTAAAAATCATTGATATCATATCTATCAAGTTCCCATTCGCTTTCTTCTTTACTTACATAGAATATTGAGTAACATTCACCAATTTCTTCATATCTGTTATGAATTAGATGATAAACAAGTCCTCCTGTACTTTCTTCAAATTCTTTTACCATCTTTTCTTCTTCTTCATTCAACCAATATAAGATACCCATATTAGTTTCACTCTTCCAAGCCTTTTCATTTTCTTGGAAATCTTTGATTGCATCCTCATTTAGATGTAACATTTGCATCCTTACTAATGCTTCTCTTTTCATTTCTTTTCTTTCCATAAAGCAACTCTCCTTTTATTTATTATTTATTACAAGCGTATCGTAATCTTTTTAACTTTCTTTGTAAAGATTAATTTTCAAGTTTTTTAATTTTTATGAATTAAATTCAAGTTGGAAAGGGAACAGATCCCTTTCACTTACTTGATATAATTTAATAGTTCTTCTAATGTATCAAATCTTTTATCTTCTAACTCCCAGAAGTCTACTGCTTCTCCATATATATTTAAGATATGTTCTGCTATAAACTTCTTGTCATTATAGATAAATTTGATGCAATAGTTATTTACTAAAAAATCATATTTAGCTTCTTTGCATCCAAAGGCTTCTAATAATTTGTTTTCTTCTCTAAAACTCATTATCTTCACCTTCTTCTTCATCTTCTTCAAAACTCCATCTGTCTATGTTCCCATAAGTATAACCATTGTCATTTTTTAAATATACTTCTGTGTCCTCATCAAATTCTTTTAAGAAATCTATCAGATCCCTTACTGTCATTGTTCCTCCACATTGTTCTGGGTCATAACCATTTCTTCTACCTTCAATAAATAATTTTCTCATTTGACAACTCTCCTTTTCTTGTAACTTTTTGTAATAATTTGTTGTTTTATTACAACGATATCGTAAACTTTTTGGAAACATTTGTCAAATATTTTTGAATGTTTTTCGTTATTTTTTGTTGCTTTATGTTAATTATCTATCTTTTTACATTTATTTTTGGTTTATTGCTTTTGAAGTTATAACCAAAATACTTTCCCCATTTTAACTGCATATTAGATATACTATCTATTTGTTGTTGCCTTTTCTTACTACTATCGCCTCCTGCATTAGTATCTTGATAATCTTTACCTACTATATATCTAGGTTTTAAGATGATTCTATTATATAGTAACTCCTGCAATACTAAATCTAAATCATAGTTAAATGGTACACTTTCATCCATCTTTGCTTTGAATACTTCTTTATATACCCATTTAATTGAGCCAGAAGTACCTTTAAATGCAAATTCTCCATCATAGTTATATGGAGTAGCAGTTGCATCTATACAAGCATAACCGACCTTTAAATCAACCATTAATTGTGCAACTCTTTCTATTTCTGCCATTATGGTTTCTTTGTCTTGCTTCATTGGTGTTGTATCATCTAATCTATACATTAAATCTTCTATATCATCATCTGCTACAAAAACTATATCTTCTGGAGCATTTGTTATGATATACCAGTATGTTTTTATTGCATTATTTATTAATTCATCATCTATCGCCCATATTTTCTTTATTCCTGCCTTTTTATAATCTTCTTCTTCTGATTTTCTTACTACATAAGTACAATCTTCTAAAAGATTAGCAGTTAATATCTTATCACTTCTTTTATAACTTTGAACATAAATTCCTAATGTAACTTCTTTCATACTGTACCTTCTATTTCTCCTATGATGTATTCAAAATCATAACCTTTATTAAATATATAATCTAATACTGACATACATTCTATAAACTCGCCAAATCTTTGACTATACTTTATCGGCTTATAATTTATATAGGTTAATTTTATGCCTTCTTTTATAAAATCTTCTTCATTCTGATAATCTTTAGCACCATTTCCAGATAAATATTCATCTGCATTAAATCTTTTGCATATTTCTAATACTCTTTCTTCTTTAGTGCTTTTAATATTTAATGTTGATGATGCTACTACAACCTTTGGTAATATTCCAAATTTAGTCGCTATATGAATAATTAAGGCTTCATTTAATTCTGCCAAATTATTATATTCTTTTTCTATTAATT